TCTTTATTACCTTCTTCGTCACAGGTTTCACAACCTTTAACAAAAGATCAGCAAGAGGCTTTGCAAGCAGTGCAGAGGTCGTCGCGACTACAGCAATTGAGGCGGTAACCGTTATCATACCTGCTGATGGTATGTTCTGGACAATCTGATCAGGTATATTTAAATTATCAAATACAGGGAGACATTCTTTTCCTACTGTCTCATACTTAATAATCTTTTTATTACCCTCTAGGATCTTTCCTACAGGGTTTTTTAATTCTTGTGCTCTACTTGGACACTCTGCCAATGGAGCATCAGTCTTAGGAGGTGCTGGTGTAGCAGGAGTCTCTGGTGGTTTTGCTTCTGGTGCTTTATATGGTGGTGGAGGTGGAGATTTTGTTGTTATCTCCAATCTATTTGGATCATAATCAACTGGATTGAAACTGGGTGTTCCTGCATCACAAAATACTTGGACACCATCCTTATCATCATCCTTTAGTGTTTGATTCTCACCACTATCTCTATGCGACTCAACACATCCAGGTATATTAACAATAGGAATACCCACCTGTGAAGTCACGGGTGGGTAAATTGGAACTGCCTGTGGAGGATTAACCATCCAGTCAGGCATTACATTTATATTCACATCACGAATATCAGTAATACGAATATTATTATTCGGAATAAAGATATTGGGTATCTCCATTACTCAACCAGAGTACCATGTTCTCTGCGAATGACACGTAGTGCTTCAAGGTCCATGTTTTTTGTTCCTCCGTCATAGGCATGAGCATAACCCTCCTCGATCATTTGCTCGTTAAGCGATAACTCTTCGTCTCCAATATACAACCAACCAAGAAGACGACCATACTTACCTTGACCACCAACTAACTCAGTTCTGACAGATAACTCATCTTCACCGGCAATAGCACCTTCTAGTTTTTCTTTCATCCAGTTGGTTGCTTCGATCCCAAGTGCTTTCTCCTCTAAGTTCTTCGTCCTTTTCTCTGGCGTATCAACTCCAGCAACTCTAACTCTTTCTTTCTTGTATAAATCAAACCCGAGGTCAATAGTGACATCGATAGTATCACCATCAAGAACACGATTAATCTCCGTTACTCGAAAGTTGTAGCAGGACTTCCTGCTCGGTGGGGTCATTGCTCCCATTGGTTCCACTCCATTAGTGCTTTATCTATGACTTCATCAGGTCCAAAAAATTTTTGATCAAATTCATATTGCATAATCTTATGAGGGAAGACTCCGAATGCTCGGTCTTCCTCTTCAAAGAGTTCTTTAGACTCTACTGATGCTACTATACCTATAATAAATGTTGCCGCTGCGATTACAGCACCAGCACCAGCAACCCAACGTTCTAACGTGCGGATACGATCACGAAGTTTTTCCATTTCTTCGTTCGTATCATCGACACGCTTATGAACCATTTCAATGCGGCGAATAGAATTATCTAGAGTGCTGTCCATTACAGCAATCTTAGTATCCTGCTCTGCATCTTTATTTGTAAGGTCACTCATCTTCCAATTCATCGAAAGCCATACGCATTATATAGACGATATAGTATGTAACACCCGCAAGAAGTATGATTAAGGAAATAATTACACTCCAAACAGGATCAACAACATTATCAAGAGGACGAAGAATTAAATTCATTAGCAATCATTAAATACACTACCAACTGTAGACCCAACACTAGAACCTACTCTACCACCCAAAAGTGATACCCAACCAGCTGCCAACCATCCAACATATGGAATGCCAATCACAGCAGGAACACCAACTCCAGCAGCAATACTAGTTCCTGCCATCGCACCTTGACTCCGTGCTCCAGCGTCCGCCACGATACACTCTATGTCTTTTGCAGACTTTCCCTCGCCGTCTACAGCACCTCCCATATTTCTGGTGCCTTCCATAGTGAATTGGTCTTTACGCCATTCACGGCGACTCTCAGTACCACCTCCAAAGAATCCTTTCTTGTTCTTATCTGAAGATAAAGATTTTTGAGATTCTAGGATGGCAGGATCGTTTGCTTTATATTCTATTGTATATCCATCCTTTCCTGCTTCTACTTTATATGAAGAATAATCACCCGCAGGAAAGTTGATGACTGGATATTGTGGTCCTTTAGATTTTATTAAATGACCAAGTGCTCCAATATGTGCGAAGGCAATAACGCCACCGATACTAAGAGCACACAATTTAAAAGTAGAGTTTGCCATGTTTACATCTTGTAAGGGGGTTGATCGGAGTCTGTTACGATTTTGATTGGTGCTTGCTCGACTCTAATAGTCTGAGATGGTGCAGTCTGGGATGCAGCAGCAATCAATCTTTCCATATCTGCTTTGCTGATACCACCACCATTGGAAGATCCATTACCATTACCATTGCCAGCTTTCTTTGCTGCCTGAACACCAAAAGTCGCAAGCACCCCAGTAAAGACGCTTGCGATAAAAGTTGGATCTAGTTTTTGCTCGGGAATACCGAGTACAGGTGGTAACTGGATATACGCCAACGTGAGTATTCCGCCGCTCCAAACAAGGATGCCAAGCCTAACAAAAGTAGACAGAATATCAAGCTGTTCTTCTTTGTCATCTGCTGCCTCTTTAATTTTACCTAAAATACCTTTCTTTTTAGGTTCTTCTTTCTTGACTTCTTCTGGCATTCCATATGGAGCAACGCATCTCTATTTAGAAATGTATCCTTCTTTGACTAACCATTCACGGGTCATTGGAGTAGGATCATAGTCAGACCACATAGTTCCTGCAGCACAAGATTTAAGTGCTTTAAGAGTCATACCTTCAGTTTTACCTGCCCAGGTTGCTTCTTTTTCCCAAGGGATAGCAGAGGGTTGTAATACATATGCTCTCCGTGCCATCTCTTGCCACATCTCAGGGACAGAATCCTCAGGCATAATAATGGCAATCATACTGTTATCAATGGTGCCTGCCATACAGTCTTGTGCAGCGTGCCATCCCTCATGTCGCATCACACTCATTAATACATGAGGACGATGCATAAATGTTTTATTCAGAAAAAAATTATTACTGACAGTATGATAGACACCACGATGTCCTACTGGAAAATACTTCTCGTCCGCTAGAAACACATTGACTCCGACCTGATTGAGAGAAACGAGCATGTTGTTGAACTCGTTTGCAACAGGATAAAAATCATCAGTATTAGGGTACTCACTAGAGACATCCAAAATACTATAGACTTCTTTGACTTCATCCGTACACTCTCTGAGTAACATGCACCCCATTGAATGATTGGTATAGTAATCATTCTCGTCAATTGGATCAGCGAGCACTGGAGCAGCAATCGATACTGCTGCCAGCAAACCCATAATAATTTTTTTCATATCAGAAAGGAAGAGCAGGTCCAGTAGTTGCGGGAAGTGGTAGAGCACCACCAGTGGCATCAGGAAGTTCTGGCATTGCAGAATCCATCATTCCAGGAAGTGCTCCTGCAATTGCTTCTGTTGCTGCATTTGCAACTCCTTCTTTGACTTGTTCGATGATAGAATCCCGCTGAAGATAAACATATGTTCCTCCACCGATAATACCGGCAGTCCCTACAAAAGAGAGAACTGCTAAAACATTAATTACTTTTTGCATAATAAGCCTCGTAGTATTTGGTAATGCCGTTACAATTTACATTACCTTGAGATACCCAGTCATGGGCACACTCGTATATAGATTGATTAGCATACTTTGATTTTCTTGTGTTGTCAAGTTCAACACCATACCTACTTAACAAAATGAGAAGAGCTTGTTCTCTGAGTTTAAGTTTCTCTTTACTGTATCTCCAATCATCAACCATGAATGTTCTCCGATCCTCCTTGGAAGTTTTCTGACCCACCAACTGGGTCTAACTGAGTTGTAGTCTTACCACACCTGGTTGCCATATCATACATTATCTGATGAATATTCTCTTGTTCTTTTGTCTCCTGGATCGCATGTGCCTCTTCTTTGAGTACACTATATTCACGTTCCATGTAGTCTTTATTTGAATCAGAGATGGGAGCAGGACCAAACCAAGGATCATCATTCAGAACAGTTGGTGCGGGAACACCAGTATATCCAAAGAAACCATATCCTTGAGTCAAGTGTCCTGGACCACATTCAAATAAAGGTGCTTCTAATTCATCAATAGTACACTTAACCTTTTTCTGTTTAGTAAATCCTAAAATATTTTTGAGAGTATTAATCATGCCAGTACAAGTTTTTTTGCATAGTCGTATGCGTAAAGTTCTCTGTTACCTTTGATTCCCCATCCCAACCAATAGTATGCAGGAACCATATACTGGTGAACTGTTTGACCGCCACCCTCAAACTCAGGGAGGTAGCGTTGGAAGATGTTTTCGTTAATCATATAACGAGTCTGACCTTCTAGAGTGCTGGGGTCACAATCGTATTTATTACAAAATTTCCCAAGATTATCATAACGATTAACGCTGGTCCACTGAATCAGACCATACCCACCAACAAGACAGTCCTCATAATTTACCCGAGCACCACCTTCACAGATGTTGGAGATGAACTTAGATTCCTGTTTAATGTTACCCATGATCGTTGCTAAGGCATTCCGATCTGTAATTCTTGTTTTGTCTTGTAGTTGTTCAAGAACATACTTTTCTTCTGGAGTACAATCTTCACACTTCCAAGTAGCTACATAGGGTTCTACAGGAGCACTCACAACTTCTTTCTTCGTCTCTACAGCCTTAGTAGCGCATGAAGCACTAAGCAGTATTAAAGAAGTGTAAGCAGCGACTCGTCCGAACATTAAAAAGGGGGTGCGTAGTACCCCCGAATTATAAACTCTTTTGTTTTCTATGTCAAGAGGGTGACGGTGCGTAAACTGGTTGCATCATTCCTCCGTCTGGTCCGTCATTGTCATCATCAACATCAATATCAGATAAGACTGCATTAATAACAAAAAGCATTACCAGACCCGATGCGAATACTAACATTTACCATACTCCTGGAATGATTTGACCTGTAGATGCATAAGCACCCATTGCGGCAATGACTCCAAGCATTGCTGCCCAACCGTTAATGCGTTCTGCGTTTTCGTTCATTGTTTTTGCTCCAAAGTTTTGTTGGTGATAATAATTTTCTCTCCATCATGAGAGAATTGTAGCTCGTCTTCTGGATGCCAGAGAAGTTCTTCGTACATGTCATCCAGTTTCTGCATGTCCTCGTAGAGTTG